GTGAATTTTTATTTTCATCATCCCTCACTAATTTATTATTAGACCCAAAAATAAACCAATTCATTGCAATACCAAATTGATTATGATATTCTAAAATAAATTCTTTTATATTTGGATGTTTTTTTAAGTGTATAAATTCATCACAATCAATAAATGATACCCAATCATAATCATTTCTATATTTAGAAAGAAAATGATTATATGAATCCATTTGTTTATGTTTACCTGGAAAATCAATTAATTTAACGTTTGGGTGATTAATTTTACAACTCCAATTATTTTGGTAGATGATAATATCGTCAAATCCTAATTTTAAATGATAATTACACCACTCTTCAATGTAGTAATCCTCATCTTTTGCAACGCACATAACCGCTATTTTCATAATGTATTGTAATAATTGTTTTGTTTTTCCTGACGTTCTATTGTCTTATGGTGTTGTATACAATATTCTTCATCTAATGGTAACGATGAAAATTTCTGACCACCTACTATTCGTTCATGAACTTTACCATACCAACTCATACCTTTACGGTATACTCGTCCTTGACCATCTGGAAAATTAACCCATCCTTTATCATTAATTCTCCAACCCCATTTATTTATATGTTCTTCGGTTAAACCATCAACAGTATTAATACGAGGTACGAATATCAAATCCACGTCAGGATTCATTTCCAATATTTGACTTATATTTTTAATTATATACTCACTAACCATTTCATCAGCATCCAATTGATAAATGTAATCACCTGTACAATATTCATTTAGTTTATTTTTCCAATCAGCAAAATTACCTTCAAATCCAAAACCTCTCCATGTTTGTACATTAGGTTTAATATTATATGGTAATAAGAAATCTAATATCTCAGGATTACCATTCTTTTGATCATAAAGAATAACAATTTCATCTTGTATTCTTTTATGTTCCAAAATAAACGGAACCAATCTCTTAATTTCTTCTAATTCATTACAAACCGTAATTGCAAAACTTATTTTCATGCTCTATTTCCTATGTTTAACCAACGATCAAAATAATCAATATTATCGTTTCCTCCGTTTATTCTCCTTGTTAATTCATTTACTACCTCATTATCAAGTTCCTCCATAATTTGCTCCGACATTATTCTAGTTAATTCAGCTTCGGCATCAATTGTATGTACGGTATTTAAATCATCAACCAATTCAGGTCTCCATTGGGCTCGTAGTGTTCTAATGATATTTTGAATACCTTCGGATTGAATTGTTACCCCATGAAAAAATTTGAATTCTCTAATCATTTTGTCTTTCTCTTGCAAATAATTTAAAAACTCTACCATTATCATTAAATGTCATGCTACTATCGGTCGTCTGACCTAAACGTATACTACATTCATTTGGACCTGATGCAAATACCACTGGTTCATCATCACCAAATTGAAAACAAAACTCCACATTTTCCGGTTCATATCTATGAGGTGTAAAATATAATCTTGGTGTTTCATCACCTTTAAAAAATTTGAAGTTCATATCTATTGTTTTGGTCTAGCATAAAACTTAAATGTTTTACCGGTCGTACTATCAGTAAAGGTCATTATTGATTTATTTGTATTAGGTATTGTAATAACAACTTCAGGTTTTTCTACTGTCTCATCCGCGGTTGCAAAAATCTGAGGTTCATCATTATCAAATTGGACAACCCATTCACATGGCATGTATTTGATAACGATATCTTCATTTTTAACCTCACCTTTTTTCTTTTTTGTTGTCTTTGCCATTTTATTTAACTCTATTTAATTTAGGTAAAATCAGTTTAGTTTGTTGTGGTATTATAATATATGGTGTTATTATACTTTTAAATTTTTCTGTCATCTTTCCTAATGAAAAATTATTTTTATTCTCTTCTTTTAATATTTGAGATTTAGTTAGAAATTTATTATAATCTTTTTTAACTAATTTCAAAACCTCAACCACCTCATTATAATTAGCAGTAAACCATTTAGAACCTTTAATGATAAAAGTATCGACCGCACTATCATCAACATCAGTTAATTTACCACCAACCATAATTGAATTATCAATAGATAAAAAATCTTTATGTCCCGACCAATTGGATGCTATTACTGGTTTACCTGTCATCGTGAACTCCAATAAAGGTCTACCGAATCCCTCACCTTTAGTGATTGAAACCATTGATTTGATTTTAGTGTGGTTATATAAATCATTCATTTCCTTATTAGTTAAATCACCAAATAATAAATAAATAGAAGGTGGGTTTTCAATATCACCAACAATCTCTTTTATTCTTTTTCTGAACGATTCTCTTTCTTTAACTGAAAAATTAGCTGAAGATGTTTTAAGAACTAATGCAGGTTTATCTTTCTCATCTTTAAATGATTCCACAAAACATTTAATTAACATACCAACATCTTTTCTATCTTGACCAATAGTTCCCTTCAACCAATGACCAACAAAAAGATAAGCAAAATTTTCTTTAATATCTAATTTAAAATCTTTATTAATCACATCATTGTAAATTGATATATCAGCACCTTCAAATAGAACCTCAATAGGTTTTTCTATTTTATGTTGTTTAAACAATTCATTTGTATTTTTATCTCTTTCATCGTACACTGTCGTTAAAAGAACATCTTTAGAAAATGTAGATGTAGTTATAATCAAATCCATTTTATTACAACCATCAACCCAATCTTTAGGTGCCACAGTTGTTTCAATACCTGCGGTTATACCAATGTTAAATTTACCAAATCTTTGAAATTCATTTGGTACTGTAACTTGAACATATATATCAGGTAGTCCTTGAAATTGTGTAACAATATTTCCTTTAATCCATTGATGAAATAAATTATCATCTTCTAATGCTGTCATAGGTGTCGAACCCCAACCACAACTATCAATTTTAATATCAAACATATTCATTTGATATAATGATTCTAATAAATCTCTTGAGTGGGAACCATACCCACTTCTTGTTTTAACCGGTCCTCTAAATAATAACGTTGGTTTCATTAAACTATTTTATATAAATTATATCTTTCACGAGGTGTGAAGTTTTTTATTGTTGTTTCTATTCCCTCACTCATGGCGTCACACATTACTTTCGATGATAGGTTTTTAATTGCAAATTCTCTTCCTTTTAAACCATTTTGTTTTCTTAATGATTTGTCAGTCATATAAATGTCCATAATTTTATTTGCAACTTCTCCATCGTTAACTCTATCGTCAAATATGTAAGGAGTAATTGGTGAACCGTTTATATTAATAGCGGCGGGCCATACAGGATTTACCCATTCACCGTGTATTGTTGAACCGTGTGTTTTTCTATTGTGTAATGTTCCGAATGTTATGTAATCATCTGCAGTGTAATTGAACCCACATTGGTCTTGTAGTCCACCAGTAACATTAACAATAATAGGTGTACCTGCCATAATACTTTCAGCGGTACCTAAACCAAATCCCTCATTACTTGCAATGTTGATAGTACAATCGGCAATATTATATAATTCATTTAACTTTTCTGACTCAATTTTGTTAGTTGAGAATACAACATTATAATCAGGACATAATTTATCCTTAACAGCATATAAATCAGTACCATTATTATCTATTGGTGTTGTGTGTAATAACAACACACATTTATCTGCATCCTCCTTAGATAATTTATCACAAAATAATCTGTAAGCGTAAATTAAATCTGATGTTTGTTTTCTTCTAATATTTCTACTGTTGTAAAATAATACGAAATTATATTCTTTGTCACCAAATAATTGTTTCTTGGTTTCTGTTAAATCAATATCTAACGGTTTAAAAACATTTTCATTTATTCCGTGAGGAACATAACTAACTTGCCAATCTTCTAATGGTTTACGAATACCATCTTCCATCTTACCAACACGATTAACAATACCATATGTTAGTTTAGAAATACAACCTAACCAATCACAACTTTCATAATAATCTTTATTATATGATGGGTCCGGAAGATTATCCCAAATATGGTAATAAAGAATTGGAACTTGTTGTCTAATCTCATGTTCATTATCATATAACCATTGCCAATAATGTGGATCGGTGAAATGTAATATTGCATCAATCTTTTCTTCTTTAAGTATAGTTCTTAAAACACCAATATCACCATAACCATTGTATGGTATAATTTTTAATTCAGCATCTTTAACACCTGTTCTTTCTCTAACGTCATCGTTACAATCAACAAATTTACCAACCTCAGGATGACTAATACCTGCACCTAATTGTATCCAATTAAACCTATCAACAGTACCCATTACAAATTCTTTAGACATTGTTGAAATACCTGAAGTCATTCGTAAATCGTCCGATAATAATAATATTCTTTTTTTACCCATATTAATATTTTGATCCACTCACAGATAAATCTGTGTAATTATTTATTTTGTCTCTAAATGATTCATCTTTAACATAAAGATCTAATGTACGATTAACTAACTTTTGTAAATTAATATTACCATCAATTGCGTTTATCTTAAATTTTCTGTAAACGTCTTCCAATATATGGACACTCGTTAATTTTTTTTCTACTTTCATATTGTATTATATATATTCTTATATATCACATTAACTAAAAAAAATATCGTTATTATTAACGATATTTTAATTTATCGTGTATATTATTGATTAGTGTTTGGTGTTCCCTCTTGAGTTATTGGTTGAGTAACTTCTGGTGTTTGAACATCACTTAATCTAATGTTTACCGGTGGTTGAACCGGTGGTTCTTGTTTTTTACCTTTACATCCGCATCCCATAATTTTTGTTTTTTATAAATATTTTGGTTTATTGAAATTAATTTCTTATATTTTAATAATACAAAAAATAAATTTAAAAATCAATGGATAAGGACTTTAAAATGGTAAAAAGCGTCTACACCTCAAACTACGACGCTATCGTTAATATAATGCATCTATATAAAATTGAAAGATTCGATTTAGATTGTACCTATTCTAAAGGTAGTTTTTGGAAAGATTTACCAGGACCTGTTAATAAAACAGATTTATTACCTGTTAACGACACTGTGATTGAGGCTAATTCAGAAAACCTACCATTTGATGACGGGTCAATGAAAAGTATAATGTACGACCCACCATTCGTTGTTGCAGGTGCATCATATAAAAATAACAAGGAAGGTAGTTCAATCATTGCAAAAAGATTTGAAGGATATACTAACTACAAAGAATTAACGGAAAATTATTACAATACATTAAAGGAACTATATCGTGTATGTGAAAAAGGAGGTTTGGTTGTAATGAAATGTCAAGATACGGTGTCGGGAGGTAAGAATCACTTTACACATTGTCTTATTATGAACATGGCGATGCAGATTGGATTTTACCCGAGAGATATGTTTATTTTACATAACAATGTGAGAATCAATAGTTTCGGTACGAAATGGACTAAACAGGAACATGCGAGGAAATATCACTCATACTTTTGGGTATTTGAAAAAGTGAAACCAAGAGTTAAGTATGATTTTATCACTCCACTTATCGAACTGGATTCTGAGGAGTCCCCAAATACATAGCAACTTTATCACCCAATTTCCATCCGTCACAAGTACCTGCGGGAAATTCAATGATATGGTCACCAATACCCGTGTAACGAGGTAAACTCATTCTATGTGGGTCAGGAGCCTCACAATTAGAGTGGATACGATTAATTCGGTTGTTAAGAACAAATACAATATCTAATGGAATTAAACAGTTCTTCATCCAAAATGAATGGTGACCCTTACCCATCTTAAATACCATACATCCGTTTAGTTCCGTTCTACCCATCATACCCTTTTGTATTTCATCTGGTGATGATAGGTACTCGGCAGGAAATGTTTTATTGTTAATGTGAACTGACATATCTATAATTATTTGGAAATTTCAAATTAAAAGATTATATTATAAAAAACAAAGTTATGCAAATAAAAATTAGAGAAATAATCTATATAATGATGATGATAACTGGAATCCTCATTGAGAAATATGGACTGAATACGGGTAATCCCGAATTGGAAAAGATGTTTGGTTGGGGTATGATTAGTTTAGGACCAATTAACATGGTTATCGATTACATTAAGAAACCTAAAAAGAAATAGTATGTTCAAGAATTATTATAAAGATTTTTTTATTTATAAGAAGAAACATCATTGGTATATTTTACCTGCTCTAATATTCTATTACGATAGGGATGAGTATTTTGAAGATGGTAAAACATCACCATCTTGGGGGTTGACAATCAGGTGGTTACAATATATGATAGGGTTTCAAATACAAAAAATCACCCCGTAGGGTGATTTTTTTAACGACCTTGACCTTGATATGCTTTTGGTCTTGGACTGTGTTTGTTGAAGCTTTTCTTACCGTTAGGTTGTCCAGCCTTTCTTTTCCCAAAGGAAACTTTGTTTGAGGTAACCTTACCTTTCGCTTTCGCCATAATTGTGTGGTTTTTAATAAATACGGTATATTCTAACTTTTTTCGTATATTTGGGACACTAAACTTACTTTATGGAGGAAATTATATTATATCAACGGTTTTCTTACGCAAAGATTACACCATACAAGAACTACTCTAAAATACCAAGAGAGATAAAACCTCCAAGTGGTGTGTACAAACAGGTATCATATGATGATTTATATGGCAGCACTACTACCGATTATTATGATGGAGAAGATGGGATTGGGTTAGCACCTATGTTGGACCATGTTAAAAAGAAAAATACAAGATATTTTTATTGGAAGGATGATTATAAAAATATACCAATTATCAGATTCGCATCTAAACATAAAATAGATGGGACAACTGGAGTGTTTTATACTACCAAAGATAGACACATTAAGAAATACTACAACGAACCATTCAGTGATATATTAGTGGTTATCCTTGAGAGGTCAATTATAAGAAGAGGAGATAAGGTTACAATAAAAACAAACAAATACACAAAACATAGAGGTTTTAATTGTAAGTATTTCAATACCAATAAATTTTCCACGTCAGTTACTTTTGATATGGTTAAAGGTGATTTTTTATTGGTCACTTCGGCAGGAAAAGGTAAGGATAGAAAGAAACTTAAACCTACATTTAGAAAAAATAGTTTTAACCACTTACTTAATTTTATAAAAAGTCCAGATGGACCATTTAGATTTTTAAGAAATCATATGGGTAAAAACAACGGACTTTATAAACAATTATATTATGAGTTCGACGATACACAATTCAACGAAGCTTTGTATTCGGTATTCAATAAAATGATTACATACCCAACTGATGGGGTATTATTTAGAGATTTATTTTATGATGAAGTAATGAGATGGTTTATCAATACTAAAAAAATAAAAACTCCAAATGAATATAGAGATTTAATACTTAGATATTATCCAACCGAAAAATATCTAAAGAAAAACGATAGAAAATTAATTGCGTCAATATTAGATGTGTTCCAAATAAAATCAAAAATAACAATTAAGTTATTACACGAAAGACCTAATATAGATTTGAAATCACTCATTAAGTTATGTTATTTATTTGGAGATCAGTATCAAAAATATATAGGTTCTATTAGTTTTGATATGTTTGGTGTTATGAGTACGATTAATGACATGCCATCGTCATCTTTAAAAATGATGGAAAGTACTTGTAGTGATTATAAAAATCATGGTTATGATATTAATGATACAGAGAAAGAAAATTTATTAAAATTATTATTAAGTGAACCCGAAAGGGGAAATACTGTAAATGAAAATTTTATAGGATTAGTCGTGGATCATTTTAGAATGTTAAATAGAATTAGAGAATATGACCCCAATATTAGAATGAAGGCTAATAGTAGAATTAAATTTCATAATGAACATAATGAGTTGTCTAAAATAATATCAGCAATTAAAAAGGGTTGGGTGGTTCAATATTTTTATCCCGAGGAAACAATTAGACAAATACAACAACCAATAAAGGTTTTTAAATCAATTGATATCGGTGCAGGATTGAAAGGAACAGACATGGATGATTACATATCAATCACTCCATTTGTGCTAACACGAGAAGAAGAATATATTGAAGAGGGTAAGTTTATGCATCACTGTGTTGCATCATACGCTGAGACAGATACATCAATGATTGTTTCATTAAGAACTGAAGATGAACAAGATAGGGTTACATGTGAATTTAAAATATCTAATGGTACATTAGTACAATCTAGACATTTTTCAAACGCAACTCCACCAAAACAATTTGAACATGTAATAGATGTTGTAAGTGATTTAGTTAGATTACATGCAAGATTTGGAACACTTAATTGGTTAAAGAAAGATAGAGTTCCAATTAAAATAAATGGTATTGAAATAGCACCTGATAAAAGAGAACCGAGAAGATTAATTGACATTTTAAATTTAGATGACGCGGAACCACTACCATTTTAACTACACATTTTCATTAAATCCATATATATTTCTATATGGATTTATTATTTTCGTACTCCCAACAAAAGAAGGATAAGAATAGAAAGAGAGATGAGTCTATTAGTGAATGTTTAATTAGATTACACAAACACAACGATGAATTGACATATGAAGGTATTTTTGATTTTGATTACGATAGATATGGTACACCAAGACACGTAACATTCGAACACAATTTAATTGTTAATTTAATCACTGGTGATGTTTCAGTAAAATATACAATTAAAAATAATTTAAACATTGATGAGAAAATGTTTAGAAGTACAGATCAAGATAAAAAGAATGATTTTAAATTATTGTTCGATTTAATTGAAAACGGAATTGCTCGAGGAGAAAAACGAAGAGGTTATTGGGGAGTCAAATATGAAAGGTCAGTTGATAAAATATGTGACATCTTTGTTCAACAAATACAACCAAAATTTAAATCACAATTTCTTAAAGATAAAGATTATAAATTAAAACCTTTTTACAATACTATCTATGATATGTTAGTTGATTATCACTTAGATATTAAAGGTATTAAAGGACACAACGCAGTATATTATGATATTCAAAATGATTACCCAAAAAAGAAATGGTTAGATAAAAACGATAATAAATTTCTACCAGCAGTTTTAGATTATTATGGTATTAAATCAAAATACCTCATTAAAGAACTAAGTCAAAACGTTAGACAAATTCAAATATCTACATTAAATTATTTCTGTAAACTATTCGGTGATAATCACGTTGAATACTTGAAGAAATTTATTTGGGAAATACATTGTTACGATACCCCACCCAACAAAAAATTACATTATTTAAAAAATGAATCAGAAAAAGATTTTTTAGTTAAAGTGATTAATGATTGGGAAATAGACACAATTAAAACAGATTCGTTAGTTTATACATTAAATAAGTTATTTTCAATAAGAGATTTGTTAGAACAAAGAGGTGTTAATCTTAAGTTCAAAGCAAAAAACGATGTTGAATTTGATAACATTATGGAAACATGGTCAGGATTGAAATTACATTTTGCACGTGGATATAAAGTAAGATATCTTATACCAGAAGATTTTGTTAAAGAAATGGAAGAAGATATTGTGATTGATGAATTAGTATTTAAACCTAAAATATTATTAACCGAAGATGATTTTAGAATCGAAGGATTCAATATGAAAAATTGTATGTCTAAACAATTTGCACACGGAGTCGTTTATATATTCGCATCATTACAACACAAAAGAAAAAGAATTAATTTACAATACAGAAAGGGTAATCTAATACAGTCCTACGGTAAAGCTAACACTCCTGTTATTGAAGTATTTGAAGAAGCGACTAATATCTTAACCTCAAGGTTCAAGAAATATCCAACGATAGAATGGAAAAAAGACAAATATGATTTCATAACTTATTGATAATCAATGTATTTTTTTTATAAAATTTTTTTTGGTATATTCTAATTAATACCTATCTTTGATGTGAACTAAATTAAATCAAATGAAATATCTATCAGTTTGTAGTGGTATTGAATCCGCTACAGTTGCGTGGGAACCACTTGGTTGGGAATGTGTTGGTCTATGTGACTTCGCATCGTTTCCACAAAAAGTATTATCCCATCATTACCCAAACACAACATTATTTACTGACATTACTAAACTAACCCAACATGAAAAGTACAAAAAAATTAAATTCGACTTATTGGTCGGCGGAACGCCTTGTCAATCTTTTTCCGATGCAGGACTCAACAAAGGAATGGATGACATCCGTGGTAGAATCTCCCTTGAATATGCAAGAATTCTTAAAGAAAAACGACCAAGATGGTTCATTTGGGAAAATGTCGAAGGGGTTTTTAAAAAGCAACACAAAAAAGCCTTATGTGAAATCATCTCCTCTTTCACTGGTGTTGACTTCAAACCAGAAAGTCTCGACAAACAAGGGATTGTCCAAGGAGAAGAATACTCAATCGCTTATAGGGTTCTCGACAGCCAATACTTCGGAGTTCCCCAACGACGCAAAAGAATCTACATTGTTGGATATCGTGGAAAAAACTGGAAAATCCCATTCTCAGTATTATTTGAACAAGGATGTTTTGAAAGCGTTAAAGAAAAGAATAAAAGTAAGAGGGATGAGTACACCAAAAATATTCTCGGAGAAATTAAACTCGCTGGTACGATAACAAAATCATACGGTCAAACTCAAACAGATGGTATGGGTCCAGTATCAACATCTAATTTTTGGGTTGATGACAATGGTATAAGATGTTTTACCGAAAGAGAATTAGAAAGATTACAGGGGTTCCCTGATGGGTATTTGGATTTTGAAGTTGACGGTAAGAAACCTGGTTATTCTGCGGTAAAAGGTGCACTCGGTAATTCAATGACTGTCAACGTAATGTATTGGATTGGACAGAGAATTAATTTTATTGACAATTATATTGAATCCAAAAAGATTTTGAAATCCAAGAAAAATTAATTATATTATACTATGCAAGAAAAAGAATCAAAAACAAATAGTCATTTTTGGATTAGTATCATAAAGTCCATCATAAGATTTGGAGCATGTTATTTCCTATTTAATGGTGATATTAAAAGTTCTGCGTTGTTATTTGTGTTTGCGGAAGGTTTAGGGATTGCCGAAGAAATTCTTTAATTATGAATCATTATTTAACCCAAGCATTCGTAAAAAAATTAAAAGATGAAAACAACAGAAAGACCAACCAACAACTTCGACACGATAGTGTTCAAAGAACTGAACTTCCAACCACATCCTGCGGGAATGGGACAACAATGTATAGTTCAGTTTCCAAATGGTTACGGGGCGAGCATCGTTAAAGGACCACATACATATGGCGGTTCACAAGGGTTATATGAATTGGCTGTCTTCGGTAAAGATGGTGGGATAACATATGATACACCTATCACCGACGATGTACTTGGTTACCTTTCGGAAGAAGATGTGGAAAAAACATTGACTGACATTAAAAATTTAGACTAATGACTACTGAAACTAAATTTAGGGTAGGATTAACAATGACATTATTAGGGTTGGTTATAATGACATTTGAATATTTTGAGAAAGATAGAGTTTATCAAGAACTCATAGTATCATCATCAAAACAAATTGATAGTTTGAAAGAAGAAATAGAATTTAAAGACAATCAAATTGGATTACGTGATATGATAATTGAGGAAGTAAAAATAAAAAATCCATTAATGATAGATGATATTTTAAAAAATACTGAAGGGTTAACATATGAAAAATAAAGACACAGAAATTAACTTAGGTAGTGGTAATAATATGGAAATGAAGTCGTCTAGAATGGTAACAACTTATCAAGTACTTTATTTAACAACACCCGAAGATGGTACCATACCTATGACAATTAAAATTGAGGCCGATTTTGATACGATTCCTGAAGAATACCAAGAGGTGTTTATGAATATGATATCTGTAAAATATTTGGATAGGGTTTCATTTGGTGATAACCCATTCTCACAATGTTTACCAGCACCTAAAAGAAAATGGTACCAATTTTGGAAAGCAAAACTTTAAGTATATGATCTATTTTATAATTGGTATTGTTGGAACAATACTTTGGATGGCATTTGAAATGTGGAGAGCTCCTATGATGGATGATAACGGTAGAATCACTAAACCAGGTAATAAATTATCAGATTTATTTAAAAAGAAAAGATGATATTTATCATATAAACAACTAATATGGCGTATTCAGAAAAAGTTTTAGATCATTATTCCAATCCACAAAATGTAGGGACATTAGATAAGTCTAAATCAAACGTAGGTACTGGTTTGGTTGGTGCACCTGAGTGTGGTGATGTGATGAGATTACAAATTGAAGTGATAGATAATATCATAGTTGACGCTAAATTCAAAACCTTCGGATGTGGTTCAGCAATC